CTTATCAGCCTTGCTTTATTTAAACGATGATTATGAAGGTGGCGAAATTACTTTCCCACACATAGGGTTTTCGCAAAAGCCCAAAGCTGGCAGCCTTATTTTCTTTCCCTCAAACTTTGTTTATGTGCATGAAGTTAATGCTGTTACTTCTGGCGTTAGATATGCATTACCAAATTGGTATCACAACAGAACTTCTCCTTATTATTCAGATGGTACAGAATAGTGATATAATATAAAAATGTCATACTATAGTGCGGTTTTAAAAGATTCTCCAGTTGGATTCTGGAAACTAGACGAGTCGTCTGGATCTATAGCCTATGACTCTTCTGGATGCGGTAATAGCGCTACGTATTCTGGATCTATAAACTTAGTAGATGTACCGCTTGTGCCAAATGGAGCACATTGTAATAAGATAACAAGCACAAATACAATATCTTTTCCAATAACAAAAGATTTTTCTGGTCAAGTTGGGGTCGGCGGATTTGGAATTGAAAAAACAGAAGACAATGATTTTTCATTAGAGGTCTGGTTTCATCCCAAAAATATCACAACTTTAACTCCCATATTTGCAGATCAAGATGGGGTGGGTATATATTGGGAAAAAGGAAACATTGTATTCAAATTAGAAAATGAAAGATTAGACTATGGTGTTCCATATAGAGATAAAGCATTCCATGTTGTTGCAGTATACGAATTAGATTCTATTAAATTATATATCGATTCAGAATTAGTTGCTAGTAAATATATAGGGCAGATAACTTTTACAAATGAATCCCTTGTTATAGAAAGTGGTCCATCAAATTCTTCAGAATATTTTTTAATAGATGCGCCAGCAATATATAGATATGCATTAAATATCAATAAAATAAAATCTCACTATCAGCACATTCCAACAAATACAAGTGTTCAAATAGTTAAAAGTAATTTTGGTCAATTGTTTAAATCTACATTGCAGCACCAAGAGCCTCCAGATCAATTTTCATGGCCAGCAGATAAACCATTTACTCTTTATGAAAATGACAATATTGGATTTAGAAGAGAAACAAATAGTTTATATTTAAAGGGAGATTCTGGCACTTACTTTTTATCTTCTATATTCCCAGTCGGATACAAAAACTATGTGTCTTCAAAGATAGAATGGTTTGGTACAGAAGGAATTTCAATATACTCATCTTTAGATTATGATGATGAAAATACAGTTTGGCAAGAGTGTACTAACGGATCAGTAATTCCAGGAATAGAGTTAGGTGAAACATTTTTAAACGAAAAACTTATTTACTTTAAAGTTGTTTTTGAAACTGATGATATAAATACCCATGTCCCAGAAATATATTATATGGGTGTGTATCTGTATGAAAATAAAAAATTGTTTTCGCATAACGGAAGATCTTTTATTTCGGTATCTGAGCCCTCATCTGGATCAAATTGGGACGTAGATTTTTCAAATAGAGAGTATCAGATTATATCGAGAAACTATGACAACGGAATAAGATCACTTGGATCTTGATTTTATTTAGATACAGTAGATAGTATTCGTTCGGTAGAAATGTTTGTTGTCCCAAATTCATTATCTTCTGGATACCTGTTTTACAACAAAACTTCTGGCCAGGAATATAGTTTATCGTGGGCGGCAGGAGGAGCAATATCCAAATCTAATATATCTGGACTTTATATAAATGGACAAGACATATCATCAGCTACAAATATTTCACAATATATTAATATAGGTGAGCCAAATTATGTAATGATAAAAACACCTTCAGCCATAACTGGACAAATTTGGTTTAATACAAAATCAGATAATAATGTAAGGTCAGGGTCATTGCCAAATAATTTATATAACATTATAGCGATTTATGAAGACCCTAATATTAATCATTTAACAAACTATAATTTTTATATAGGCGATGAGGTTGTTGTGATAGATGATTCTGCATTTACCCTGACAGATATGAGCCCCAAGGCCTATGATTTTGACTGGGTGGTTTTAGATAACGCATAATTTTGTCATTTTGATTGACAAAAAGCTGGACTTGAGGCAATGAAAGTGGTAAAATAATTACCTATGGAAATTAAAAAGACTAACACCAGGATTAAAGAGAACGAAACCAGACTAGGCGTGTACGTCTGGGAAATGCCAGATGGCAGGTGGATAGGCGATGACGAAGGAAATTATCTTTCAATAGCGTCAATGAAAGATAACAGAGACAGAATCAATTTGTTGGCTAAGGCAGTAAGAGGATACGGAATTACTGAAGGTAATCCTAAGTTCCTTGAAGGAAGCAGACAGATTGATGATGAAGAATTTGAATATCAAAAACAAAGATTAAGATGGGGACTTACACCAGATCCATTAGATATAGGTGTTCACAAAGATGAAATGGCTAAATTAAAGAAGGGTCAAAATGATTGAGTACGAAGAAGACACATCGTCAAACGATATAGAAATATCAAATGCCGCAGATTGGGTTAGATTTAATTCTAGTATAACTCAAAAAAATGACGATCCATTTTCCTTAGAAGGCGAAGAACTTTTAAAATTATCTGGACTTAGTCCAGCATTAAGAAGAAAAGCAAGCAGAGATATACAAAAGAAATTTGTTGGAACTGAAGGAACTGGAACCCAGCAATTATTAACTCAGCAGGCAGTTAGCGGATATGCCCTATTTGATCTTGTAATGCCTGAATATAATTTAGATTATCTATCCACAATATATGAAATTTCTCCATATAATTACGCAGCAATTAATGCTAAGGTTTCTAATATTGTAGGCCTTGGATTTGATTTTATTGAATCTAGAAAAACTACAGATACGTTAGATGGCATTGATGATGAAAGGCAGCTAGAAAGAGCCCGCAGAAAATTAAATAGAATTAAACAAGATTTACATGAGTGGCTAGAAGATTGCAATGAAGAGGAAACATTTAAAGAAACACTTATTAAGTTCTACACTGACGTAGAAGCCACTGGTAATGGCTATCTAGAGGTCGGTAGAACGACTTCTGGCAAGATAGGGTACATCGGACACATCCCTTCAAAGACAATGCGTGTAAGGCGCCTTAGAGACGGTTTTGTGCAGTTGTTATACGGTAAGGCTGTATTCTTCCGTAATTTTGGAGACACCGAAACTCCTAATCCAATAGCAGGCGCAACAGATCGTCCTAATGAACTTATTCACTTGAAGAAATATACACCTAAGAATAACTATTATGGAATTCCAGATATTATTGCAGCACAAAATGCTATGGCAGGAAATGAGTTTGCTGGCAAATATAACTTAGATTATTTTGAAAACAAGGCAGTCCCTCGCTACATTATTACGGTTAAGGGAGCAAAATTATCTCCTGAATCTGAGCGTAAGTTGCTAGAATTTTTCCAAGTTGGGCTTCGTGGCAAAAACCACAGATCTCTATATATTCCATTGCCACCAGATTCTCCAGATTCTAAAACAGAATTTAAGATGGAACCAATTGAGGCGGGCGCACAAGAGTCTTCATTTAATGTTTATCGTCAAGCAAATAGAGATGAAATATTGATGGCACACAGAGTTCCAATTAATAAAATTGGAACGGCTACTGGAATATCTTTGGCAAATGCTAGGGATGCCGATAAGACATTTAAGGAGCAGGTATGCCGTCCATCGCAAGATATTCTTGAAAAGAAATTAAATAAAATTATTCAAGAAATGACTGATGCCCTAGTTCTTAAATTTAATGAATTAAGTTTAACCGATGAAGATACTCAGTCTAAAATTGATGAAAGATATTTAAGATTACAAGTAGTTACCCCTAATGAAATTAGAATTAGAAAGGGTATGGTCCCAAGAGAAGGCGGAGACGAGGTAGTAGATTTAGCTGCTAAGGCCGCCGAAATTAAAGCTGAAGCTTTAAATAGCAGAACCAGGGATCAGGAGCGTGAAGCAAATTCCCCAGATAATTCAGGGGAAGGTAGAAATGCAAAGGGTGACGGCAGACAAGTCGAGTAGTCCTACTCAACTAGTTATTTGCCTTTAGATATATAAAAGCCTATAATATACACATATGACCATTGAAAAATCCCATTGGTCTTCTAACGGAAACGTTATTAATTTATCAGTTCCGTTCACGAAGGTCAACAGAGAAAAAAGAACAGTCTCAGGTTTTGCAACAT